TTCATTCTGTATGTATATCTGTCCATTTGCGGTTGCAAGGAAAGGACTAGCACAGTCAAATGTGGCAGTAAAGTTTTCATTATAATTCTTTCTTACAGCTCTTTGTATATCAGTTAATAGTGTAGCCCACTCTAGTTTAGATGTGCCTAAGAAGTGCATTACATCGTGTACGCCTGCTTGTAGTAGTCCATCGAAGTGTAATGTAACTAGACGTTTAAGAACCAAATGCACATCGCACATGTTCTGTCCGCCCATACCCCAACCATTAAAATGATTGTCAGGATACTTAACTGGATCACAATAGTCTTTCATCTGCTCATACCAGTCATCTGCGTCTGTGTGATTCTCACCTTGTAAAACATTAAGGAACTTACAAGCACCTGTTCTATGTTTCATCCAGTATTCGTTATTATACTTGGTTGCTTCTGCGGCATCTGCATACTCACTAATACCTGTTGCTAATGCTCCTGCTGGTGAACGTGATACCCACGCTGGAATATCAAGAATCATACCATAGTCTGCGTATGCATCCATCCATCTTAGAACAGCATCACGTTTTTTCTGTGCCATATCTAATCTGCCTTGATACTCTTTTACAAGATCAACTGTAACAGTTTTTGTTGTTTCTTTGCCGTTCTTATCTGTACTAGTAATAGTACGTTCTTCTGTACCTCGTGCTACACAGTCTGCCATTTTATCTTTAACAAACTGACTAGTAGGATCTTTCCATTCACCTTCCCAAACGCCCTTACCAATTTGGAAGCCGCCTGAGTCACCTAGCACCCAAGTGTTATCTCTATCTCTATTACGCACCATGTCTTCTTTAGGAACAAATTTAGTTGTGTCTAAGTCAGCGTGTCCTGCAGAATAGAGCGTCCACTTATAAGTAAACGCCCCTTCATTGGAGTTAAGATAATTAAGACTTTCAACACCGTTAGCAAAGTTACTAGGAATACGAGACTTATCTACATACTCGTCATAACGTTGCTTACCTACATATGTAGCATAGAAGCCACTTAGTGCAGGTAAAAAACGTGCATAGTCATGTTGTTCTGCGGTTAAGTCTTTGCGCATATTCTACTTACTCTGTGCTGGTAAGATATAATCGTATGTTGCCATACCCGAGTTTACACTAATCTTCATAGCACCTTGATCACTAATGCTCATTGTTGCATCGCCGTCTAAGTTTAAGATTGCTTGTACTTGTGCTACAGGCCAACTCCATGTGTGCGATAATGTACCTTCAATACCATGCTGGAATACAAATTCGCCTGCGTGTGTACTTGCATCACCAAAACTAAATGTTAAGTTTTCGTTTTTAGTACTTACATTAAATGTAGGCTCTTCACTGTGTGCCGCACTCATAAGTTTCATACGTGCAATACTTGCCATGCTTGGTTGGAATTCTACATTCCATGCCGCACCTTTAAACTTAACAGTTTTTAGTTTTTCTTCAATGATTGCTTTATTCATAAAGCGATAATCATTTTGGAAGTCACCAGCTGCATTTTCAAAGTGAATATGTGTTGGAACAGTTTCGCCATTGCGTTCTGCTTGTACTACATCAATTTTTGCGTTGTCTTTGTACTCAGGGTTTTTTAAGTGTAGTGCAAGTTTGTCTAAGTTAGGCATACCAAACGTGCCTACAAATTCACTAACTGAACTATGTGTTTCGCCACTTAAAATTACTGAACGATCTTCAGCCATCGAGTCAATTTGTGTGCCATTGTCGTTGCTTACTTTCACTAATGCTAAAAAGCCTAGTGCATGTGTATGTGCAACTACGTCTTGTAAGATATCTTTCATATTGTTTCTCCATTGAATAAGTTTATTATATTATCTTTACTTTGGTTTGTCAAGTAGTTTTCTACCGTGTATTTAGGTTTAAAGCCTAAATCTTTCATTCGTTCTGTATTAGCACAAGTGAAAGTTCTCTCTCCTGGGGTATTTAGACGCACTGGTAAGTCCGGTGCTAAGTCTTGGATCCTAATAGGATTCCCTGTACCAATATCAATCACACCATTTACACGTTTGTCTTTGATCAATATTTCTATTGCATCTAGTACATCTTGTAAATGTATGAAATCTCTATAATGATTAGTTGTATATTCTAAAGTGTTCGAACGTAATCTTTTAAAGAACATGTTCTCTCGCGGACAAGTATCACTATAAACTGTGTGAAAACGCATACCTAATGTATCAGGATAACGACACGCTAGTTCTTCTAAGCAAAACTTAGACGCCGCATAAGGATTTAAGTCAGGCTCGTAAGCACTAGAACTACTAGCATACAGTATACGTGTGTCTGGATATGCTTCAAATAATCTACGACTTGCTTCGATGTTATTCATCCAGTATCCTGCAGGATCTTTTAAACTTTCACGTACACCACTCTTACCTGCAAGATGTATTATGAGATCAATCTTTTTTGGCCAATTAGTATAATGTAGTAGATCATCACTAGCACTGTCTTTGATATCTATTCCAAATACTACATGGTTAGCTCTTAATAGTCTATATTCTAAGGCACTACCAATAAAGCCTTTATGTCCTGTTAATAAAATATTCATAGGCTTCTAAGAAAGTTCCATGTATCTTTATAGTCTTTTACATGAAATATTTCTCCTCCTTTAGTTTTAACAACTTCTGATAGACTGTAGTCATTACCGGCTTTATCCATTCTATCGCCAAAGAAGTAAATCTTTGCATCTTCGTCTTCAAAGTGACTTATAATTTGAGCTTTATCTCTGCCACGCTGTATAATGTCAATGCCTGTTTCACCGCCTACTCTACATTCTATTTGCGGAAACATGTCATTGATAGCGTTAGCAATTTTAATACGCTCAAATGTTTCTTTGTCCCACTTTACGTATTCTGCTCTTTGTTCTTGAGTAGCATTACGGCCTACAACACTAAAATTACAAAGTCCTGGACGATGTTCAAAGTGTAAGCCTGAACGTATTGGAAACTTACTTTCGGTTAATAAAAATGACAGAGCTTCTTGTACAACTTCTGGTAGTACCCACTCACTGGTATAGATATTTTCATTACCTTGCCATACATCATTTCCTAAACAATTATAAACAGTTTTACAAGAGTTATAAATCTCTGGTGTTAATTGTTCCATTGTCTTAGGTTTGTCACTGCCAGTAACTAGATATACTAAATTGTTACGACAGAAGTCTAAAAAGAATGTATAAAATTTATGATCAATATGCTTTCGACTTAGTGTAAGTGTTCCGTCTACGTCAAATATAAAATACTGTTTCATGTTTTCTCCTTTGCCTTACAAGATTCTCGAAGTAAAGAACTACTAAATCTGTGATCTCTTTTATTAAAATATAATTCAATATCACGTTTACGACAAATATCTTTACCAGTAAAATCCTTATCACGATATTCTTCACCAAGTACACGTATGTCTAAATTATACATAGAAAGTATATCTTCTAAATCTCTTTCAGTTCCGTAAGGAATAATTTCATCAACGTAACGAACTGCTTTAAGTTGTGTATAACGTTCGACAATAGTTTGTATTGGCGGATTCTTTTCAGCTCTATCTATTGTGGGATCAGTTTGTAACCCTACAATTAAATAGTCGCACTGTTCTTTTGCATCACGTAGCATCTGTATATGTCCTGCGTGTAACAAATCAAATGCACTGCATGTAAATCCTACTCTACTCATTTGTTAAATTTACTCCACCATTGTTTAGTAACTTCCTCTGTGGATGAATGAGAGTATATAAATGTAATTGCACCAAATACCATTGGACACATCATTACTGCAAGTATTCCTAACATTCCCCAATCCATTACTGATCCTCTTCTTCGTAATCTCTGTTTCTTATAGAATCAATAATATCCATAAGTGCTTCAATCTCGTCAGCATCTCGAACAGTATCAAGTTCTAACTCAACCTTAATCTTCATATTAGTCTCCAAATTCAAACAAGCTACCAAACGTTGTGTGTGACTTTGTATCTTCAAGATCATAATTCAACACACCAATTAGATTGTCTAGCTTGTTATCAATAATTGTTTCTGCCATAGCCGCATCATCAAATGGCAATTCTTTAAACCATTCTGGAATACGCAATTCGTCTGTTGGGTAAGCAACACTTGTATATCCTAGAGGGTTTTGTTTTAATTTACAAACAATAACTTTCATACCGTCAACAATCTCTTGCGAGTATTTGTCACCGTTCATGCGCTTTAGTGTATTCCAGTTAATACTTGCTCGTACATGACCAGGCATATTTGCCTTGCCTTGTTTTTGTTCTAGTCGACCATAGTGGCCAACTTTGTTTGCACGTTTAGGCGAACCTTTTTCCCAGCCCGGCATTTGTTGAAACTCCTTGCGGAATTCAGTAATGCGTTCTAGTACATCTTTTTCTGGAACATCTGTAAGTACCATTAAAAGTAGTTCTTTCAAAAAGTTCTGCATAAACACAGGAGTGTCTGATCTACGCAAGTCTAAGCCCATTGCTTTAACTTTACCCGGACCATCGCCATCTGTTCTAAAACCTTCGTTATCTACAACTAGTGCCGCATAACGCTTCTTAGTAATGAACAACCCTGACTTCGCAACAATTTCTCTACCTGCGGCAATAACATCACTACGGCTTTTTGGACAGTGAAATGCATCTGCCATAAACTTTGGAAATGTAGTATTTGCTTGCTCACAGATTTGATCATACAATGAAATAGCTTTTTCAGTACTCCATTCAAGTTTGTTTGAATTAACATCGTCTTTTAGTAACGGCCAAGCACTAAAGTAACAAGAGTCAGTATCACCATAAACCATAGCTTTACCAACATGATCATATGTTCCAGTAATACAGTTGTTTACTTCCGCCGACATATGCTTAACAATAGTTCTGCCCGAAAGCGTAGTTGATTGCCCGATACGTTTATCGAAAAAACGGCAACCAGGATTGAGAATAGCACCGTACAAACTGTTAAGATTAATTTTCTTAACCAATTGACGTTTATCCCAATATTCAATTTCTGCTTTGTTTTCTGCATCTTTTGCTTTCTTTAACATCTTCTGCATATCTTTACGTTCAGCGTACCAACGCTTTAGAAGTCCTGGAATAACACCTTCGAACTCTTGTGTAAAGATAGTACCATTTGCACTAAGCATCCACGGCATCTGACTATCAAATACTAGTTGATAAATTTCAGCACCAGACAATACATCAGTACGACCATCTTCCCAATCAACAGTTAGTGCAATATCTTTGCGTTGATCCATAACTGCTTCATATTCTTCTGTTGAAAAACGTCCTTCCCAACTACCTGCAAACGACTTCTTTTTAAGAGTCATGTCTTCGTGTACACGAGCTTCACTAATCTCAGGACGTATTTGCCCAATGATAGTTTCGGGTGCCATATTCAATGCACGAATAACACTTGGATATAGTGAATTCAAATCCATTGACGCTACCCACTTATGCAGTCCTTTCTTTGGAAATGCAACATATGCACCAGCGGCTTGTGTGTTTTCTGTATCATCACGCTTAGGACGATTGGGGACTTGCAAACCTCTGTTGTGTGCTTCGTTAACAATGCCTTGCTCTGTAACAGCAACAGCACCCATTGTTGTTTGTAGCATCACAGTGTTTTCATGTGCAACAGTATTACTAAGATCAATAAAGCGTAGTTTCTTATCTAGTTTGTCTAGTAGTGCAGTATCTTGAATGTTATATTCAATAAACTTTCTAAAGTCATTGTTGTACAGTTGATCAAGTGTGCCTTCATATGGCACCTTATTTTCGCCTACTTCAATTTCACCAATAGCATCTAGTCGATATGTATGACGTTCTTCATAGGTGTACTTACGATATAGTTCTAAACTATCTAAGTGTACACGACCAATTAGATCAAATGTAACTGCTTGCTTCCCATACTTTTCGTATTCACGCTTCTTAGGCAGTTGTCCCCACAAGCAGAATCTACGTGTGTCATCTTTGCTTAGTACACGACTAGTCCTATTTACAGTGTAGGGAATATCATAACCCTCGCTGTTCCATCCACTTAGGATATCAGCATCTTGGATTAAGTCTAAGAACGTGTCGATCATGTCGCCTTCACGTTCAAACAACATTACATTATCAATGCCTTCAAGTTCTTTTTCAGCTTGTTCCATTGTAAGTGTTTTGGGCGGAACTGCCAAACACACCATTGTTTCAAGCCATTGTAAGTACACAGATATAGATGTAATCGGCATAAATGGATCTGCTGGATCAGCAAAGCCTCGCTCTGGATCAAAGTCAGTCTCAATATCGAAGAAAGCAATGTTTAGTTTAGGTGCATCTTGTTGTAAGTAATTTTCACTTAAACATTGAAAGATTGGATTAATATCGCTTTCAAATAAGTTCTTGCCTTTATTAATAGCAACTTCTTTTCGAAAGTCTTTTGTGTTTTTACAAACAATTCTTGTTAACGGATCACCGAATACACTCTTATACTTGCCTCTAGGGTCTTCGAAGTAAAATGTATATTTTGCAGGATATTCTGTAAAGTGTCTTTTACCATCTCGGCGTTCTACGACCCGGATGATATCTTGATCGCGATCGAACATCGCGTCTACATATGGCATTCAATTTTCTCCTTACGTTGCTTATGGCCAACTTAACCATCTTCTTGCTCGACAATTGTCATTGAGCGTACTAATACTTATTACCACCAACCGGCAGCTACTCCAAATCCGAATACATTTACTACAGCAAAGTATCCAGTTAGTAACATTACCCAGGCAGCGCCGCGCCTAAAAGCAGCATAGCACTGTGTAACACTGCCTACTAAGAACCCCGGATATACTATAAGCATATTAGGATCACTTGCTGTTAATGCAAGTGTTAGACTAGCATATACAGTAAATACAAAACTTACTAATTCAAAGTAAAAAGCAGTTTTGTCACTAGTATAACTATCTACCCAAAATGCTTTTATACGGGCGATCACTTATCATAGCCTAACGTAGTAATAAGTGTTTCTAAGTCATCATATGCGTCAGCATGATTATCCCAGTCACGTTTTTGTGCAATTTTAATTGCTTTGTTAATTAATGAAGGCTTAATATCCATTTCTTCTGCTACTGCTTTAACAGTTTCTTTTAAGCCTGTATTTAAATCTTCGACTTCTTGTAGAACAGTTACGCCCTCTTTGACAAGACGTTCTAGTTTTGCTTTTTCATCAGCACCGTAGGTTCGACTACCCATAACATTCTCCTGTTGTTGTTAGTCTTTATTATAATATAGATTTGATTGATTGTCAACCATTAAATGGTTGTAAAGGATATAAAGGTTACTTTTTGTCGTCTAAGAGCTTATACAGTTCTTCTTTAATAGACTCAAATTCTTTGCCTTTATGTTTCATCTTGCCAGACTTGGCATCTTTTTTCTTATCTGGTACGACACTTGCTTTGTTATAAGTGTTCATATGTTTAGCAACAGGGTTAGATGGCTTTGCTATTTTAGGTTTGCCTTCTAGTAAACTTTCAATTACTCCCTCAAGGTATTCCACTCTTGCTTCTAACTGAGTTACTCTATCACTTGAGGTTTCACCTACTAGTTTATCCTTTAAAGGATGCTTTGTGCGTCCTGGTTCTGCTTTAGGCATTGGATCTTTACCTTTTGCTTGACCAGCACTACCTGTCTTTTGTTTGCCTTCTGTAACAACTCCGGCAAGTGCAGCAAAATCAGATACAGAATAATCTTTATCTAACTCTAATGAACCTTGTGTAACTTCAGCAGTTTCTTGCAAGTAGTTTTTTGTAGGCTGGGCTGTTCCGGTTGCGGCCGAACCACCTTGAGCTGCTTGCTGTAACTTTGCTAGATCTTCTCTTGGATCTGTAGGATCCATTTGAAATAGCTTTTGCTGAAGTTTATGAAAGTCCATTATACTTTATTGCCACCTGTATTTGGGCTAATAGATTTAGATTGAATTGGCTTAGCCGTAATCTTTTTTGTAGTTACTTTTTCTGCAACTTTCTTTTCAGCTAGTCTAGCATGTAACTGGTCTTTATATTCTGACTCATATGCTCCTGCACGTAGCTTCTTCTTTGTTCTTCTGCCACTTGCTTTACCAGCATGTACTGCTTTACGATGTGCAGCTGATTTAAATTTACCTTCAGCTACTTCATCTCCTGCATCTGCATTAACTTGATCATAATCTAAATGATGGTACACACTACCTAAGTAGTCTGCTGATTTAGTAATTTTAGATTGCACCCAACCTTCTAAACCTTCTGCTTCACTTACGCCTTTTAGCATTTCGTGTAGTTTAATTGCATACTTTGCAATTTTATAAAGGTCTGCACGAGCCATTTGTACTTCGTGGTCACGTTCAGCAATATCTGCTAATTCGCCTAAACCTTCTTGTAATTCTGTTTTGTTCATATTAGTCTCCGGATCTTATATACTATTTATGCTTTTTTCTTTTTCTTCTTTGTAACTCGACGTTGTATTGTGCCAATGCCAGTAGCAAAGCCATTGCCGCCGCCCATCGAAGTAGCTATTGCACCTGATGTAGTAGTTTCTGCAACACTAGGATCGTTACAATTACAGTGTTTGCAATCTGCAGGACATTTACAGTCTTCTCTTTTAGTATCTGCACCACAACACTTGTCTGAACAATGTGTGTCTTTTTGAGATTCTAATAATTCATTTATCTTCATGTCTGTCTCCTAATATGTCTTTCATTGCTGTTGTTGCTGTGTCTGTAAAAAAGCGTGGAGCAACACTATGTACTACTAATGCTGGTACAAGTAATTGAAGTTTTACGGCTGTCTTTAATGCCGCTTTCATATGTTCTAATCCTGTTTCGCCTTTTTCTTCTAAATGTAGTTTACATTGTTTGCTAAACATTTTACTTCTTCTTTCCACTTTTCATATTCGCACACCAATGATACATCTTAGCACGTTCACCGCTTGCGTTCTTTGCTTTCTTACGTAGTTCAGTTACTGAACCATTACAACTAGCACCCGACTTCTTTACTCTACCAGGACGACTTTTGCCTTTTTTCTTACCGTCAGCAAAGTTTTCGTCTGTTTTTTGTTCTTTATCTTTTTCGTATTTTTTGATAGAATCACGAGCTGACTTGTTCATTCGTTTTGCATGAGTATCTAATTGTCTTTTTGTTTTTGCTCTTTTTTCATCAGCGTATGTTTCGTCTAGCATATCTTCTACTACATCGTCAGCCATGTGTACACGAGCATATTCTTCACCAACTAAACGTAGTGCATCTAGTCTATGGTGTCCGTTAACTACTCTACCCTTGCGATCAATTTGTAGTGGAGCATAGTCGTCGTCTAAAACTCTTTCTAATTGCTTTGCTAGTTTTTTATATGATCTTTGTTTTTGAACACCTTTGAGTTTAGCTACTGGAACTCTACCTAAAGGACCAAAGTTCTTTATTTGTGGAGGTGCTTCCCCGCCTGTTGGCTCATCATCAAAGTGTGTGTCATAATAGCCGTCAGCATCTTGTACATCATAACCAATACGGGTAAGTTCCTTTTGCAAGTATTTCATTTCTTTCTTGCCAGCGTAAGGAGCAATAACTACGTCAGGTTCGTCATAATTAGCACCTTTAGGAACATCCTTTAAGTTAGCCATATTAGTGCCTAACTTATAATGATCGTATGCTGTATCTGCTTTTGCAATAAATGTATTTGCAGGATTAGGAATCATTTTTCCTTCCTGTGTAGAATCTTCAGCAAGACCTAAATTAAATAATACGTTTGTACTCTTGCCTTTGACGTTTTTACTAAGAGTTGGTGGTACGCCGTTTTTGTCAACCTTGTTTCCAAACTTTGCTGCTTGACGTTGTGTTTCACCAGGCTTTACATCAACAGTAGTATTTTGTTTAGTAATTTTGCCAACACCGGCTGCTTCTGCAATATCTTTCCATCTCATTTTGTTCTACCTCTAAATCCACTAGGCATATTTTGATTCATCATTTTAGGTTTACTAAACCATAGTTTGAACCATTCTTCGTCGCCGGGCTTTATATTATTATCACGCATCTTCTTTGCATTTGCATTTGCAGCGTCACTAAAATTTTCAAGAGTATATTCAGTATACCCTTTGAATTCATTAACTCCTGCAAGTTTCTTTATGCGTTCTAATTCATCCATTACTTTTTAGCCATCTTAGTTGCAGTTGCATACATTACTGCTTCAGCGTCTTTACCGTAACGTTGTTTAAAATCGTCTTTATTTTTCTTCATGCCTTTGACAAGTTTTTCTTTTTCTTTTTCTTCGCCCTTTGTAAGCTCACGCTCAACCAAACCTAATGCTTCTTGTACATCTTCTTTGGTGATTACAAATCTATCGCCTCGTGCTTTAATTGTTTTACCAACCATAAACTTTAACAGTTGAGCAAGTTTTTCTACATCTTCTTCTTGCATTACATAATCTTTAATAGTATCACGCAAATAATTTGCTAGTGATCCTTTGTCTACTACTAGATCGCCTTCTTCAACAGGCTCAGCATCTTTAACACCCATACCCTTACGTACAGCATCATACATGTTTTGTGCTAATTTTTTATCTGGAACACCCTGTGCAAATGCTTTTAAATCACCACTTGCTGCTGCGGCTCTCATTTTACTTGCACTCATGCCTTCTGCGCCTTCAGCATCAGGATCACGTTCGCCTGCATTTATAACTGTAATGCTATCAAAGTTATACTCTTTGCCGTTGTAATCGTTAAACAGTTTATCAAAACTTGCTACACGATCTGAACCTGCTACATAGATAACATCTGTGTAACCTAGTTTTTCTAACATTTGTAACATTTGTATTGGAGTACGTACACTAGCATGACCTACGTTTACTCCTGGAAAGAATTTTTTAGCAAACTGTAATTTAACATCAAAAGGTAATGGATTATCTTTTGGCTTTTGGGTTTGACTTAGGAAGATGTAATGATCACCTTTTTGACTTTTAATTTTATCTACAAGTTTTGCATGGCCGATAGTAGGCGGGTTCATTCTGCCGAATGCCGCTACAGCTACTTTTTTAGGTCCTTCGTATAGTTCTCTTAATAACATATTTAATTCGGTTGCCAGCGTGTTCTAGGTACAAGTTTAGTTTTGCTTCCTAGTGCAACATAGCCTTCTCCGCCTTTCTCTCCTGCTGTAGTAGCCTTTACATCTGCGTCTGCATTATCAAGTTGATCAATAATACTATCTTTTGCTTGCATTACTTGTCTTACAAGATCAAATAATTCTGGCAATGCTTTTGGATTAGCTTCATTCATCGCTGCTAATTTTGCTTGTTGTCCTTGACTTACTTTACTAGTACTTAGCCAATCAAAAAAGCCTGTTGTAATTTTACTTAATTGTTGTGTACGAGTCATATGATTCATGTAAGTGTATATAATACTTGCTGGATTGCTTAGACCTTGTACACCTGCTAAAAACTTATCTATATCAGCTGCATACTTCTTTGCTTTAACTTTAATAGCTTCAACTGCTTTTGTGTCTACTGTAGGTTGGTGTGTAACATATGTTTGACCTAACACTACTGCTTCGTTTGAATTTAATTCTTGAACATTTTTTATTGGCTGTCCAACCTTGCCGCCCCATTCGTCATACTTGGTATGAACTACTATACCAACCTGTGAACCTGCAATACGTTTACCAAGTTTACTACTAGTGTCAACTGTATACTTAACTTTGTTAGGCTCAAAGGTAACTGCATCATTTTCTCTTGTAAATGGTTTACGTGGACTATATAGTAAGTCTCCGTAAACATAGCCTCTGAAGTTAGCAGGAGTTGATGCTTGCATAATATCAAATATCTCACCCATTTCTTCTCCAAAGTCTTTACGCCACGGTTCTTGTTCTACACCTTTACCTGAATTTTGAATAAAGCGTGATAAGTCTTGTGATGATGTTGATTTGTTTTTACCCCAACCATTTTTACCTACAAGTACAAACGTACCATCAGGTTCACGACCCCAGTAAATTGTTGGATTGCCGTCCCACTTAATAGCAACATCTCCGCTATCGCTACCTAGTTTTTCTAATATGTCTGCTGCTTCGAAAGCACCTTTAGATCCTTTTACAAACACAAGATCTTCTAGATGCTGATATTCCCGGCCAACTTTAGCTGCTTCGGTTAATACGTGGCGGAATTCTTGAAAGCGCATTTAGTAATCTCCAGTCTCTATCTTCATTATTTCTTGATCATAGAGCTTTTCAATTACAGCATCTTCATCTTCTTTTGTAAACACACTTTGTGAATTACTTGATACATTAAACTTACGACAGTAGTCTTCCATTGCACTTACTACCATAGGTCTAGCATATTCTGGAAAGTTAACTTCTTGACCTTTTATTTTAGCATCTTGCATGTCTGCCATACAAGGATAAAACTTCTTACGATAGAATGTAGGATCGTTACGCATAAAAACCATTAGGTCTTCTGCGACACTAAACGGTAATTCACGTTCGTCCTTTTTATTTGTAAATTCATCTATACGCATTGATTAATCCTCAAAATCTGCACGTTTTAAAAAACTTTGAATTGCATCAGCATCTAACGATGTTAGTAGCTCGTGCATTACTTTTTCAATACCGTGTTTTTCAATTAGGTCGTATACTGGTTGTGTATAATACCCACCTGCTTCGTCAACTGCTACTGGCTCGTCATACAATGCTGACAGGCGATCGCCCATTTCTCTAATTTCTTGTGCTACTGTTTTTGTCATTTTATTTTCCTTTTACCATTTCCTGCATGACCAGTAACGTGCCTTAGTACGTGGTCCTGGATTATCACAGTTGTGTCTTGCTCTAAATGAACGTCTTGCAGCTGGATTATTTTTTCTAATCTTCATTGACTTGCCTTTAACACTGCTACCGCCGT